CAATCGTTATCCCATCCCGCTGGCATACCATTGTAACCAATACCAATGATTGTGTTATCTTTTACAACAACACAACCAACTTGAAGGCGTTTAGCTGAGGACAACTGAGCATAAACCTCAGCTGCCTTCATGTGTGCATCAATAAATTTCTGCTTCATACTTCAATTGTTTTCAATTTAAATTCATCGGCACGACTTTCATAACCAATATAACCACGTGGGTTACAAACAATTCGTGTTTCACCAATCACATAATCAAATGTTTCATGTGTATGACCATGAGTCCACAATTTGATTTGTGGATTATCCAAAATGAATTGTGATAAATCAGAACTATATCCACCATTCATCAATGTTTCATTTTGGTATCTTGGGTGTGTAGAAAGTTTTGATGGTGCATGGTGACCAACAACAACAAACTTTTGATTGTCTTTACCTCTAACGACATGATAGATGTAGTCAACCATTTTGTTATGGTCTTCCACAGCATCTTGAGGTGAAAACTTAGCCACACGCTCATGGAAATTACCATCAGCATCACGAAATGAAACTTTCTTATTGCTATTTTTTACGCAACGAAAATCATTCATCATGCTACCAATAGCATTGAGTGTCATTGGATCACTTTCATTCATATCAGTCCATAAAGTTCCACCAATAAAGGTAACACCGTCAAGTGTGACGGTCTCTTTATCTAAAATGTGTAGATTTTGAAAGTATTGGAGATTGTATTTCAAATCTCTTAAAGTGGTGGCAAAGTCACCGTGATAGTGTTCATGGTTGCCGGTAATATAGATAACGTGCTTAAATTCACCAGAGCAATTCTTAAAGAATTCATGGATTGCCTCTGACTTGTCTCTCTGTGAACCTAGTTCCAGTAAGTCTTTAGCCACACAGATATCACCTGATAAAATCAGGACATCAGCATTATCTTTATTCTCTAAGGTTAATGATCCAAACTCAAGGTGCAAATCAGAACAAACTGCAATTTTCATAATATATCCTCACAATACTACCATTATATCACAGTAGTATAACAAATGCGGCAATCATACGATGACGTTGAAGGCTGCCTTATTAACTAAAAATGTCCTTTGGGGATTTTCTTCTGAGTATACCTTGATAAACACCTTCTCATCAACTAATGAAGTTTCGTTAATATTATGGCAATAAACGATATCGCCTGTGTAGATGTTTTTTAGTTTCGTAGGTTTCATAATAAAAATCCATATTAATACATTTGTTCTGGTTTCTTACCAATGTTGTATTTGGTAACCAATTCCCATTCATTCTTTTCTTTGAACGATATAATCTTGATTTGATGTATCGGTGCAATGTTATCAATCATAATTTGTGGGTTTATAATAGTTACCAAACCCCATTCTTCTAATAACTTTGCGATAGCGTTACGTCTTTGTATGTCATTCTCAGATATATTTGAAGGTTTACCATCTAATAAAAATAATTCTTTAAAGTGGGTGATGTAATATTGTCCTTGTTTATGGAGAATATGACATGATTGGTACAACACCTTTTCTTTCCGTGAAGATACACCGATTCTGGTCAATGTTTCACGAACCTTCAAAAAATCATCCTGCTCATTGAGTGTTACCTCAACAAACTGTTTTAAATCTACCATGATGCTTATCCACCTGTATCGGTTTTCTTTTTTAATAGTTGGATTTGTTCATCACTTAGTAGGCGTAAAGCTTCAATAGCTTTTGAATCTGACAGGCCATAGGCCAACTTGACACATTCTATATCTTCACTTTTTTCAGACTTAACCCACTTTGCGAAAGGTCTTTTCTTGGACCTAATGGTATATATGAGAAAATCATTTTGAAGCTTTTTATCTAGAAAGTGTCTCCGGTTCATTTCATTGGCATACATTATACAGTCGGAATGATAAGATAACGACCGATTAACGATAAAAGGTAGATACTCTTTTTCTGTTAATTCATCAACGATAATTTCTTTCTTATTCTGGAGAATGGCATTTACATAATCAAATGGATTACTCATAACATTCTCACTAGACCAATTGTATCAATCGTTGTTAACAAGATGTAGTTAGCCAACATCCCAAATGATTTCCGAGTATAACTAGCCCAAGCATACATGGCACAACCAGCGATCCAAACAGGATACAGAGCCAGAAGAGGAGGATTTGGGACGGTAAGTGCCATGGTAATTGAGCAACCAATAGAAATAGCCCAAGCCAACAACTCAACAATAAAACGAAACCGATGAGAAGTAAAGTCATCTTTGATCCATGAAAAAGTATTTAGAATTATGGTGTTCATTTAAACTCACACCCAACCATCAACTCAGTCAAACAGGCAACTGTATTGATCTCTTGGTCAGCAACGAATGCTTGCTTGTATTGATAGTCAGCAAGAATAATGACTGCTTGTGGAATACTTTGTGGCTTTAAAACATCATATAGGTTATCGTAGATTTTACGGAAGAATGTTGTTGCATCAATATCATTGCTAGCAACCCACTTACGAATAGCACCAAAGTCTTTCTCTTTAATGTATTTGATAATATCACCTATTGATACTTCCACTATATGTGCAAGGATGCCACTATCAATCTTACCAAACTGTGAGTACCGTTGCAACTCATTGATTACACGGCGAAAGTCTGGAAAGTGTTTCTTAACTAATTCAACAACAACCTTGTCCTCATAGTCAACTTTTTCACTTCGCAAAACTGATTGGATTCTCTTAAAGAACTGAGTGGCCATCTGTGCCTTCTCATTGTTCTTTAGTGCAAAGTCAATAACTGCACACCGACTGTGCAATGGGTCAATGATACGATTCTTAAAGTTACAAGTAAAAATGAACGAGCAGTTACCAGCAAACTCTTCAATCGCATTACGCAAAGCAGGCTGCGTTGAATTTGGATTCAGGTAGTCAGCCTCATCAATGATAATGACTTTACGACCACCTGCAAGAGACATAGACGATGCAAAGTTTTTAATCTTCACACGAAATGTATCAATACCAGATTCATCTGAACCATTAATGACTAGATAATCACAACCAATCTCTTCACACATGGCTTTAGCAACTGTAGTTTTACCTACACCTGCACCACCAGCTAGAAGAAGGTTGGGAATATTATTTTGCGTGACGTACTCCTGAAACGGTGTTTTCAACCGTTCAGGAAGAATACAATCAGCAATCTTTTTAGGACGATACTTCTCTGTCCATAACAAATGTTCCATCATTCACAAACCCCATAATATAAAATAAAAACTTAGACAGATTGATTCATGCGAGCAACGACTTCAAGATACTTTTCTTCAACAGTCCATGTATTGTTACCAATGCCATAGATTGCAGTTACTTTCTCTTCTTCTTCATTTAGAATTTCAAAAACACTAATCACATGGTCAGGGTTAATGGCGATGGAATCTGTAGCATTACCCTTGAATCTATTTGTAAAGTAGACTAGCATATTAAGCCTTTGTAAAAGTAGAACCAGTCTCAGTAGAGACCCAGTACTGAAGGTTTACAGTCTTGTGTTTGAAATTTGAAATGCCTTTTGATGAGATTTGAACATCGTATCCACCGAAAAGCAACTTTGCAATGTGCTCTGTCTTAAAGATGAAACGGAACTTATCACCATTACCAGCAGAAACTTCAAGTGCATCGGTATGTGCGGAACTATCTGCACTATCAAATGTCAACAGAGTAACTTTTTCGCCGTCAGATTCAACAGCAATCTGTGGTGAACCAAGAGCACCGGCTGCATCCATAACCCATTTGAAATCTTCATCAGACAATGTGAATGAGACTTCTGGATCAGGCATAGTCAATTCTTTCTCAGGTGGTGAATTGATGGAACTTGGCTCACAGAAACGATAACGAATCTTACTGCGACCTTTGTTGCCAACAATCTTAACTTCTTTCTCTGAGAACTCAAAGGTTGGGGTATCTTTGTGTAGAGAAACAACAGACAAAAATTTATTCAAATCATAGATACCAAATTGTTTTGGGATATCTTCTTTGATTGTAACCTGAGCAAGAATATTCTTACCAGATGAGATTGTCTTTAAAACATTGCCTTGCTTGAAAAGAATACCTTGGTTAATCTTACCAAAGTTTTTCAGTACTTCAATTGTATCCGTAGATAATTGCATAACTAACTCCATATTAAAATAACAACTCCATTATACTACATCACTTTATAAACCGCAATACTCTTTCTACATCTTTACCTAAGTCTTGAATTGTACCGTTATTGGCAATCGTATAGTTAAATTCACAGCCTACCCAATCCCATTCCGATTTATGGATATGTTCATGCAACATGAACTTGGTTCTTTCGGTATCTAATTGAATTTTTTCTAAATGTTTAAACCAATCTGGATCTTCACCTCGCTTGACACGAATAACGATACCACCATTGTCTTGGATGTATTTTATTTCATTTTGAAATCTAACATCAGTAACAACCACATCTTTACCTTTGGCACGATTCAATAACGAAATGACCCAAATATCTTTATGAAAGACCTCACGACCCGCCTCGGTGCCCATTTTCTGTAAGGCTTCACGAGGAGTAAATTCACGACCGAATTTTTCACTCCAATAGGAATCAGGTTGTTCACGCCACTTTCGGCTCATCTCGGTATCTCCCTCAAGGAGTTCCCGAGACCAACCAAACATTACTGCACAAGCATCTTTAAGTGGTTTGGCGAAACTGTCTTTGATGAAACCCTTTTGTTCAAGGATATCACCAACAGTTCCCTTGCCTGATCCGATAAAACCAACCAAACCAATTATCATGTTTCTAAGGCCTCATAATCATCATCAAGATCGAATAAAGTATTCAATGACTTTTTGGTTTTTGTTGATACACTATTGTAGAGGAATCCATCGTTAACTCCTTTAACAATCAGTTCATTCATGTTTGGTGTTAATGATGATACAGCGGGAACAAAATAACCAAATTTAACTTTAGGTGACATTTTTTTACCGTAAAGAACATCTAAATTTTCAGCATTCGTATACCATTCTTCACAAGCTTTTTTGATGCGAGCTACATACGTCTCCTCTGCATCCCAACCCTTTAGAAGAGCTGTATGTAGAACAACCCTATATTCTTTAGCTTTTGGATATTTAACCATAGCATCACCTATTGCATATGCTATTTTTTTCATCGATTCAGTTGAATACCAAAGATATTTAATATCATCTGTATCTGGATAATAACTTTTAAAATCTTTAAGAGCTGAATCAGAAGCAAATGATTTAATTTGTATTGATTTACCGGTAACATCAGTTTTATTTGAAAACTTATTAAAAATTTCCGATGATATACTATCTTTTATTTTTTTACTCCAACCGCTTCCGTGTGTTATCGTATTAACAAAAAAACAAATATCTTCTCTAGTTTGATTAATTGTTTTATTTTGAATTCCTATATTAAGTTGATGTAAAACATCTCCTTTTTTTAATCTTCCAGCTGGTCTATGTTTTGAGTTATCACCACCAAATTTTAATATAAAAGCACGATCAAGTTCACGATCTGAAAAATTATCCATGCCTTTATACACAACACAGATAACATTTTTAACACCCTGTTCTTTCAAAACAGCTATTCGTGTATGCCCCCCAAGAATAGATAAAACACCATTTTTATGTAATCTGAGTGAAGGTGGACCATATTCTAATGAAAAACCAGTATCAATTATATTATCTCTAATATCGGGTTTCAAATCATTCTCACCACCTTCTCTAAATTCTTGGGAATATAGGGTGGAGAAGTCTACATCTTTAAACTCAACCAATTGAAATATACATCCATCAGAATCTGGTACTATAACAATAGGTAGTTGTTTATTATCAATAGGATTTTTAAAAGTGGTTCCATAAGATTCCGGTTTTGATAATACATTTACCAATTCCAATGATAATAACAAATCACTCTTTTTGAATGATTTGATCTTTTTAATATCTATAATATGTTTCATAATATAAAAAACTCCTTACAATTTACCGGTGTATTGGGCAACAGCAGGCATATTACCACTAAAGGCATATGAACCAATATGCTGTAGTTTCATCCATGGGCATAGGTGAATTTTACCACCAATCTTACGCCACATTTGGCAGAACATATAATCTTCAGACAAGTAGCGTTCACTGCCGCCGCCTGTGATAGATTCTTTGGTGTCAATTACTGTATCAAAGTAAGCATGAATGTATCGTGAACCATCAAAGTTAGCCTGACCAATATGATCTGGTTTGTATTTGATAAGTGGGTATGCTTCTTGCATCATATCAAATACATGACGTTTAATCAGCATATGTCCTGTACCAATCTCCATCACTTCTAATGGATCTGATACTTGGAATGATTGTGTACCTTTCACTACGTTGAAAACATATTCACCAACCAACTCTTGTAATGCACCTGGATCCATTTCAGGATGTGCTCTTGCAGCTGCAGCAACGTTACCCCAATTAATAGATTTCTTGGGATATGGGCCACCGACAACATCTTTATCGAGTGCTAAGAGTGCAAGAACATCTTGCGGTGAGTAATGAATGTCTGAGTCGATGAATAGTAAATGTGTATATCCTGAACGGAGAAACTCATCGACTAGGTAATTACGAGCACGAGTAATAAGTGATTCATTAAACAAAAAGGAGAATCGTGTTTCGATTCCGTATTTGTTAAATGTTGTTTGCAAATCTAGGCAGGACTTCATATAGAGTCCATGTGCCATACCACCATACATGGGTGTGGCAATGAAAATTTTATTCTTTTTTAATTCTTCAATATTGACTTGAATTTCCATAGTGTATCCATAAAGTAAAAAAAGGAGAGATACTAATATATATCTCTCCTTGCTCAACAAAGCGCCGTTAAATTAGGTGAATGTTGTCTCACCGCTCTGGCGTAATGCCATGATACCAGCAGCAACGATACGTTTCGTTGGTGTACCGAGGCGATAGAAAGAAACTTTCTCACCATTGGTATTGATGCGGCTGTTCAGGTAAATTGAATGACCTTCTTTACGCAACTCATTGACAGTAGCGCTTGGGTTCTTTACCCCGAACTTAGCAGCCATTTGATTGGCGGTAAGTGTGTTGTATGTGCTGTCTTTGGTTAGGTAAGAGAGGACTTTTGATTTTGCTGACATTGTATAACTCCATAATTTAAAATGAATCACTTGCAAAGAAACTTATCTGAGGTGTGATTCGAACCTCAAGATTAGATACCATTATATCATAAAGAATGCTCATGTGAGGCAGACATGAGCACCATTGCCTAGAAAGGAATTTCTTCTGAAGGTTTAACTTCTTCGGCAACAACCGTTTGCACCAAAATGGATTCGGTATTTGCACCCGCATCAACTTTTGTATACAGGTCAAGGAAAGACATTTTGGTGTCATCATCAAAACGATTCAGGCACAACTCAATGGCTTTCATTCGATTACCGAATACACCATAAGTTTTTGAAATGTGTACCAAGCGGCGAGTAGAAATCACTTCATCAACTCCGCCTTCTACGAAAGTTTTGCGAATCACATCTGCCCAAGTAACAAGTTTCTCGGCAAATTCATCATCAG